CAATCTTAAGGAATGGGATTGGACTCCCATGCCGTCATGCATGGCAGAAGAGTATATTATTTCTGATGACCCCTTGACTAATTACCGCAATTATTATAAAATAGGTAAATCAAGTCTTCATAAGTGGACTAACAGGCAACCTCCGGAGTGGATAAATGAATAAGTGGGAATGGGAATTTTTTATTGGCTGCACAACTGCAGCAGTTATTGTTTTGGGTGTTGTAACAATGATTTACTTTGGTGCGTCAAGTAATAATGAAAGATATTATGATTCAATGAATAAATGTATTGCTGCTGGAGGATCATTCATTCCTCAAAATGGTAGTGGTTCAGTTTGTCTTATGGGAAAAAACCAATGAGTAAATTTACAGACGTTAGAGATTTCCATCAGGCATTCGGTCAGCGTATTGGTGAGAAGCCAGAGTTTCCTGATAGAGAAGAGCGAATTCTTCGTAGGAAGCTTATCACGGAAGAATTTAATGAACTTACTGATGCAGAATACGCCAATGATCTTGTTGAAGTTGCTGATGCCCTTGCTGACATTATCTATATTGCTTGCGGCACTGCCGTTTCTTACGGCATTCCTTTGGACGATGTTTTTGCTGAGGTCCATCGAAGCAATATGGCAAAGCTTGTCGATGGCAAAGTGATTCGTCGCGAAGATGGTAAGGTTCAGAAGCCAGAGGGTTGGACTGCTCCTGACATCAGAGGCGTATTAGAAAAAGCACACCTGAAATATATTTGCAAAACCGCATCAATTACACTATAATAGTAGTATATATACTATACAATATAGCGTAGGAGAATAACATGATCGAAGTTTTAGTTCGTCAAAAGATAGATTCAGAAGAAACTCTTGGCACCTTTATTAGTAATAATTATTATAATCGTATTATTGAGGATGATTGTGATCTTTATGCAGAAGCTCTTGATGGGTCTTTGACTGAAGATAACATTATCTTCAAGTATCGTAAGAATGTATTTACCAAAGAGGAGCAAGATGCAGCTTATGCAGGTCTTAGAGAAGCTGCGGTTGAGTCTCAGAATCGTGGCCTTGCGGCTGGTCCTCGTGGTGATTTCCTTGGTACAAATGGCCGAGGCGGTCGAGATTGGGTTACTGCTGAACAAGAAGATATAATATCTTTTCTTGCCAGACCAGACAATGTTATTGATGATGGAACTACTGTAGAGTCTATTCGTGAATACCACAGAACAAACAATAAAGAAGAAACACGTGGTAGGGTATGGCTTCGTTCAGAGGTAACTAAGCTTTATCCTGAGTACCATGGTTGGTTTGATAAGTGGCTTTCTGGTGCTATGAAAATGCCTCGCGAGCAGCAAATTCATGATGCTAAATTTATAGTTAAAAATTACATTTCTGATACCAACTACGCACAGTCTGTCATGTCTGGTATCGCTGGATACTTTGATAGATATCCTCGCATCCCATATGGTAGAGCTACTTCGTATACTGAAAAGAACTATGATAAGTTTGCTCTATGTTATCCATATCTTCACAAACTTAACGATCAATTCGCTAAATTGATTCCTGGTAGATGGAAGGCTCAAAATGAACAAGCCAACAAACTTGACCCAAGATTCCGCATTGATGGTACTGTCTTTACTACTCTTACTGTTAACCACAATTGGCGTACTGCCTGCCATCGAGATGCTGGTGATCTTACTACTGGCTTCAGTAATATTTGTGGTGTTACTGGTCCAAAGGGTAAAGGATGGAGAGGTGGTCAGTTTATTCTTCCTGAGTACCGCATTGCAATTAATCTCCAGCCTGGTGATATGTTGCTTGTCAATAACCACGAAGGAATTCACGGAAACGATGAACTTATTGGGGATGATAACGACCGTATGACGATCGTTGCATATTTCCGCGAGAAGATGCTAGATCTTAAATCGTATGAATACGAAACCCTTCGTAAACAGTTCGTTGATGATCGCCGATTGAATAAAGACCATCCATTGCAGCGCCCATTATGGAATGGTGTTTCTGCAGGTATGTGGGATGATAAGGAATGGTTTGAATATATGGCTGCTCATAATATAGCAGATCCTTATGCTAAAGCTCAAGCTGCTAGTTTGGATTCGTTTTTCTAATGTGTGGTGTTCTTGGCATTGCCATTAAAAACGTTAAAGAGAAAGATCACGATTTAGTTCGTGGTCTTTTCATTCAATCTATGATCCGTGGTAAACACGCAACTGGTGTTTCTTATGTTAAAAACGGTATTGTAAATACTATCAAAGAACCAATACCTGCTGATCAATTTATCAAAACTCAAAATTTAAATGATTGGACAAATGAAGATGGAAATTTATATTGTGTTGGTCATATTAGGTATTCCACTTCTGACTTGCGTTACAACCAGCCTATGGCTAGTGATAAGCTATCTATCGCACATAACGGTGTCATATCTCAAGAACCTCCTGAAACTTGGGAAGACAAATACAAACTCAGAACAGAAACCTCAAACGACTCAGAACTTGTTTTGCGAGCGATGGAAGAAAATTTAAACCCTCTCCAGCATTTTGATCCAGCTTCGATGGCTGTCTGTGCTCTATATGATGATAAGAGATTGGTTGCTTATCGTAATCATGAGCGTCCATTATACTATTCATATGGTACTAATGGGTTTGTATTTGCTTCAACAGCAGATATCTTGAAAAGAGCTGGGTTTCATTTTTCAGTAAAAACTTCTATGTATGAAATATTTACTATTGAAAATTTCGAGATTTCGAGTTATACTATAGGTACTGATTATAAGGATTTACAATGAATTATAAACCAGAAAGTTTTACATGGGGTATGGAAATTGAGTGGGGCGATATTCCCCGCTCATTCATTATTCCGGAACACCTTGGTTCTTGGGAATATAGCGAGCGTGATATTATCAATACTAAAGAACCATACAAGAACGTTTGCGCTGATCCGTTGGGTATTGAACCTCCAGTTGGTGGTGAGATCAATACGAAACCAACCAAGACCTGGCAAGAACAAGTTGATCGCTATTTCGAATTACAAGAATTATTTCTAGATGCGGGCCACGAGCCAACTATTTGTACAACAACTCATACTCATATTCATTGTTACGTTCCTGGGCTCAAAGAAGATATCGCTGCTCTGAAACGGTTCTCTAAATACGTCAAAGAAAACCAGCACGTTGCTATTGATAATGCATATGGTTTCTATAACGTTGATGAGATGAAAGCAGTCAAAGGTGCAAAAACTTATCTCAAGTATGATGGGGGTAGATTTGTTCCTGATTATATATGTGACAATATTATAAACCTAGCAACTGATTTTGATCATTTTATCAAGCTTCATGCTGCTGGTAAAGATGGCGTATCTATGGGTCGTCCTTTCCGTTATGGAATCAATACGTATGCAATGAAACATATTGGTACAATCGAGTTTCGTTTCTTTAGGGCTTCCCTTGTTCGTAAGGAAATAGAATCTTGTTTTCGATTTACCAGTGATTTTATTTCCGCAGCTCTTAACAATGGTTTAACTGCGTTTGAGTTATTATCAGAAAACAATTACAAGTTTCCTCCGATGATTTGGAGCCTTGATCAATTTAAGGGTTGGGAATCTACCAAACATCCAGAGGATAGAGGCAAGAAACAAAGGAAATTCATTGAGATTTAAATTTACAAGTAAAGAAGAGTTTATTTCTTTTATCACAGATCATAAAGAAGACAAGTTTGCCAAAACATTTGTTTCTAAATGCAATATGCTTGATAAATGGGGTTGGGTCATTGGGCTTTGGGATGGTGATGAACTTTGTGGAGCCATCCTAACTACCTTTTCTAAACGCCAGCCAGTCGTAGCGAATCTACAGCTTCTCCATACATTCTATAAACATCGTAACAAAGGCATTGCAAAATGCCTTTGCGATTTCTCATTGTATTGCGCTCATCGGTTGAAGATTGATTATTATCGAGTATCCGCCGACCCAGAAGCTATTAAGTTTTACGAGAAAATTGGTTTGACAATGCTCGGAGAACAGAAAAGCAAATGTCAACTTTCAATGTTTCGTATCTCTTCTCCGATATTTTCCGAGAACGATTATTCTATTGATTCATTCATTTGGAAACAAATTAACAGAAAAGGAAAGGGTAGATGTGTAGAATTTTTCATAGATTATAATTTCGCTTGCCTTCCTGAATGAAATATAGTATTATATATTTGTTGGTTGAAACTAACATCACTGTAACAAACATCTACGTAACAAACAAAATGAGGTCAACATGTCTAGAGCATACGTATACGCATGGCGTAATATCAACAATGGTAAAATGAATATTGGTTATAAGTCTCCGAACGACAAGGAGCATACCTATATTACCTCTCTTCGAAATACAGAATTTTGGAGAGATTACTCTAATGGTCTCCTTCGTAAATCAATTCTTTATATTGGTCAACAATCAGAAGCTTCTGTTGCAAAATCTGTTGAATGGTTTGCCCTCAACTACGCTGTAGCTACAGCTAAAGACAAGCTCTACAATCATGGCAACAATGCCAACAAGGGCGACGAGTCTCTTATTCCCAAAGAAACCAAACAACTGGTGATCGATTTTATCGAAGGTCGTCATGATGGTATTGCCCCGATTCAACAAGACGAAGATGTAGATTTCGCTGAAGCTCTTTCAGAGCGTATTAAGAATGGTGAATTCGAGATCAATCAGGTACTTGCTAGTGAGGTTGCTAGGTATTATCGTAACCAAGTTCGTAGTAAAGAAAAGGATCTCGAAAATATTCGCAAGATCAGAACAGCTATTATGGAAGATCCGGCAGCTGCTCGCGAAATTTATGGTCCTATCGTTGTTGTTGTTAAAACAAATGGCAAGATGATTATCGATGGAAATAGTCGGTTTGAAGCAGCCAATGGTATCTTGGGCTGGGAAACTCTTCCAGTTGTTTTCATTAACGAAAGTGAGTTTGGTGAAACTGAACTTCAGCGCCAAGACAACTATGATCTTGTTGGTTTGTACGAGAACAAGCCTTCGAAGGAAATCAAATCTTCTAATAGTTGGAATGATCTGAAACGTAATATTAGTAATTATATTTCTCGTCATAACTTTGACTTATCTAAGTCACATCATGTTGATCGCGCTCGTGAAGTTATATATGGCCGATTTACGAAAGTCTGTGAATCAAAGCAGCAGCTGAATGGTATCTTGGTTTCAATTATCAATGATAACGATAAGAAAATTGCTGAGCTGAAATACGAAAAGAATCTTTTGGTATATGATTCCAAATTCGTTGAGCGTTACAAGTGGAATAATTATGGTGTAAAAGATATCGCTTGCGTTTTTATTAAGGCAAGCGAAGCTAAGTTTGCAAAAGCTATCGGTTACATCCATAATGCAATGTATTCTGATAAATTGCAAAAGGGTGCTATTGTTTTCTACTTTGACAGTAAGAGCGAACTTGTTACAGAAGAAAATGAAAAGCATATTGAAAAGCTAAAGAAAATTATCGAATTCTCTAATCTTCCAATCACAGTTGAGGTTCTCCCTGCATTCGCGGACTAAAGACTTTATCAATTGGTATCGCTGGTCGCTTTCAATCAAAGATTGCGATCCAGCGATATTCATGACCAACTACTTGTTCCGTAGGTTCGAGCATAATAAGGAGCAGAAGCTCTGGATATCTTGGATCTACGGCACAACGTATTATCTTCCAACAACATGGGTGGTATGGAATGAATTCCCAGATTTCGAACTCGTCGGTGTCGAACGCCTCCGCGAATGGAACAATAACAATTACAAACGGCTCCGTTATCAAACTGACACCAAGTGGAACAAAGGTCATCTTCCAACCCAGTTCGAAAGTTACAAACAATGGGTTGGTGATAAGTCTCAACGGGAAGCATTTCAAAAATTCCTCAAAGGATCCCCTACCGAAAACTTCGAACAACTCTGGCCAGAAGTAAAATCAAAGTTTCATAAATTTGGTCGTTACTCTACTTGGTTTTATTTACAAACACTAAAACAGTGTTGTGATATGCCAATTGAACCATCAAGCCTTATGCTTGACGATCACGATGGTTCACGATCTCATCGTAATGGTTTGCTGCTGGCTCTTAATCTTGATGAGTGGTACGATCAAAAGCTTTCTCCGAGTCAGCTAAACTATATCGAAGGTCAGGCTTATTATATCTTACAAGAAGTAAAACAGGAATTTCCTAACACTGACTACTTTGATATGGAAACTTGTTTGTGTTCTTTCAAGAAACTTTTCCGTAAATCAAAAGGTAGGTATCTCGGGTATTATCTTGACAGACAGGCTGAAGAAATTTATAAATGTGAAAAAGATAATTGGGCAGGTATTGACTGGCAGCCTCTTTGGGATTCAAGAATCGAAATACTAGACAATAGATTATTGACTAATAAGATCGATAATAGTAAAATGAGTTTATACCTAGATCAAAACATACTAGATGCTACTGGTTTGTTTGATAAGAAAAATGTTGGACTAGAGGAGTTTTTCTGATGAAGGTTATTGCGATTGGTGGTGAGCCAGGTGCTGGTAAAACCACTCTAATGAAACGTTTAATAGAAACGTATAAAGTCGAACCTAAGTACAACGAAGTCAAATTAGTGCCTTACCTTCAAAAAAATAACATATACATTCTAGGTAAGTATGAAGAGGGTGAAGTGTTTTCCGGCACTGATAGAATGTCTATGGCAGTTCAGCCAGAGGCAATAAAATTCCTTGCCTATTTGCCAAAAGATAGTATACTATTATTTGAGGGTGACAGATTGTTTACGGCTTCTTTCCTAGAACACTGTGTTGAACTTTATGATACGAGTATAATATATCTTAAAACGGATCGTTCAATCCGCCAAGATCGTTATAAGGAGCGAGGCTCCAATCAAAACGAAACTTGGTTGGCTGGTCGTGAAACGAAGGTTTCTAACATTATGTCTAATTTTACATTGATGTTTAATACAGAAACTTTCGCGAATAATACGTATGAAGAACAAGACAAAACATTCAATTCAATAAACGATATAGTGGAGAATTATTATGGAAACTGAAACTAAAGTGGAACAAGAACAAGTTCGTCAACCAACAATTGAGGATATGATAACTTTATTGAATGATGGAACTTTTCCTTACAAATATGCTGAAAATAAAATCATTAATGATTTTCATGACTATATAGATAGTACATATCGTGAACACTACAAAACGGATGATTACAATATTGAGTGCTTCGATGTTTGGATCGCGATGGGTGAATCCACCCCAACGTTCCGTAACACAGCTATGAAGTATCTCTGGCGTTATGGTAAGAAGAACGGTAGTAATAAAGATGATTTGATGAAGGCATTACATTACACGCTCATGTGTTTGTATGTCGATCACTATAAGGATGTTAAGTAATGGAAATTAAAATCGAAATCGAAAAGCTTAGAAATAATAAGCTTTTTCTCGCCACCCCAATGTATGGTGGTATGTGCGCAGGTATGTTTGCTAAGTCAACAGCTGATCTATCAGCGCTCTGCGCCAATTATGGCATTCCCCTTCAGATGTATTATCTCTTCAATGAATCATTGATTACTCGTGCACGTAACTACTGCGTAGATGAGTTCATGAGGTCAGATGCTGAACATCTTATGTTCATTGACTCAGACATTGGATTTAATCCACAAGATGTTATTGCCTTGATGTCACTTCAGGCTGGTGATCCTGAGAAGTATGATATTATTGGCGGGCCATACCCCAAGAAGTGCATTAGCTGGGAAAAGATTAAGGCAGCAGTTGATAAGGGTGTTGCTGATGATGATGCTAATGTTCTTGAGAAGTTTGTTGGTGACTTTGTGTTTAACCCAAAAGGTGGAACTCAGAGTATTGCGATTGGTGAGCCTTGCGAAGTTCTTGAAATCGGAACAGGCTTCATGATGGTTTCTAAGGCTGCTCTTAAGAAATTTGTAGAAGCCTATAAGGATCAGTACAGCTATAAGCCTGATCATGTTCGTACTGAACACTTCGATGGTAGCCGTAAGATCCTTCAATTTTTCCAAGCGGAAATTGATCCAGTTTCTGAACGTTATCTTTCTGAGGATTATTGGTTCTGTCAGAAGGCTCAAACAATTGGGCTTCGTACTTGGTTCTGTCCATGGATGAAGCTGCAGCATGTTGGTTCCTATATCTTTGGTGGATCGCTTGCTGATCTAGCATCTATTGGAGCTTCTGCTACTGCAGATCCTGGCAAGCTTGGTGGCAAACCTAAGAAGAAGTGAAAAGGAGTTATATTATGAAGATCGATGCATCAACACTATCTATTCTTAAGAACTTTGCGAAGATCAATCCCTCTATCTTGATTCAAGAGGGAAACCTTCTCAAAACAATTTCGACTAACAAGACAATCATGGCAAAGGCTACGGTTTCGACTAATTTCCCAAAGCGTTGTGCTATCTACAATTTGGACAAGTTTCTTTCAACGCTTAGTTTGTACAATGAACCAGAGCTAGAGTTTCAGGAAAGACAAATTTCTTTTTCCGATAACGTTAGAAATGGCAATTGTCCATATGCTGATGAATCAACTATCACCAAGGCTCCAGATAAGGAATTGACGCTTCCTTCTATCGATGCCACTTTCAGGTTGACTAATGCTAACTTGAAGGATATTGAAAGAGCTCTTGGTGTTCTTGGTGTTCCGGAAATTGTAGTTGTTGGTGATGGGGTGAATATCTCAATACAAGCAACTGATACAAAGAACCCGACTAGTGATGTTTTTTCCATTGTGATTGGTTCTACCGATAAGACATTCAAGGTTATTTTCAAGTCAGAAAACATTAAGATTATTCCTGGCGATTATGATGTAAGCATAAGTTCGAGAGGTATCTCTAAGTTTGTTGGTAATGAAGCC